GGGCGGTAGCTGCAGAATTAATAAATATCAAAAAACCAAATGTTTATGCGAGGTCAATTTTGTAAAGCTAACTGATGCAGGAGATTAGCTATTTTAAAATTTAACCCTGTTTTTTATAATAAGTTTAAAATCATTATAAGAAATATAAGGCTTAAAATATTTACATGTACTAACTGGAAGTATATTCATTAAATAATAAATACTAAGTTCATTAGTACAAACTAAAAATGAATATTTGCAAAAAGCACATCTGCGAGAAAATTTTATAATAAAAAATCTAAAAGTAAGTTTAAACATATAAAAACTCCTATTCTTTATAAAAATCACATGTATTAGTTGGCTCTAATTCAAGCCAAAAAAACGGACTTGTTTCATTGGTACAATTAAAAAGAAAATAATTGTTAGGTAAATAATAAGAACAATCCGAACAAGATGTTTGAGTTTGTAAATTAATATCAGATGTATCTTGTTCTAATCGGTTTCTTAAACGATTAAAATCTTTGGTTTTCTTAGATTTATAACCTCTAAGGAAATAAGAGGAATTAAAGTCAGAGAAAGAAAAATTATAGTCATGCTTATCATTATCATTAACGCAAGAAAGTAAATCAACTATATCGTCTATATCTTCAAAAAAGTCAGTTTCATCAGTTTTGCCTTGATATATAGAGTTTGTAGCAACATTATTAATAAAACGCTTTAAAACTACATCTTTATCAAGCTTGTTAGAATAGTCACGAACAAGTTTAACATCAACGTCAAAACAATCAAGTTTAACATGCCTTAACCTTTGCCAAAAATCCAAATATTTGTTATTATCATTGGAGTGAACAAAAGAAACGCATGTAGAAGTCAAATAGTCAATAAAAACACCTCTATTGTCAAAAATCTTGTAAAGTCTACGAAGCTCAAAACTATAGTAATCACGATTTTTAACTTTAAAAAGGCTATCTATTTGTTGGTCTGAATAGCTATAAAACTTACGTTTTGTTTGATACTCAATATTAAAAATCTTAGTGCAACTTGGCATGTATTTTTTTGCTAAAGATTTTATTTCGGAATGAACATTATTCTTTAAAGCAACATCAAAAATAAGCTTCAAGGCTTCATCAGTACCATGTAGCAAGTAAAATTCAAGTTGTGCCGCATAAATATAATTATAATCTTTATGTAAATATGCGTACTCATAACAATATAAATCATAGTTATTTATTAAGCCGTTATTAAGCCATATTTCAAAAAAATAACCTTTATAACCTTTTTCTATTACCTCTAGAGTTTTGTTGTAAAAACGAACATAAACATTATTAGACTTGCGAGAACCAAGAGCAAAATAGTCTTTGGTAAGTTCTGTTCTGCCATCTTCAAATTTACGAACATAACCAAAAGAATTATAACGCTCTAAATTAGTCCTAAGACTATTTTTAAGCTTTAAATCGCTAAAAACTTTCTCAGGCTCTTTTAAAATATTAGTGTGATAACAATAATCAATACGATTTTCCATGACAACAGAAACATCTACGCCGTAAATGTTGCAAAGTTGTCGAACTTTTGAAAATGATACTTCGAGCATATGCTCCCAGCCATAAAGCCATAAACCATATGACCTTATTTGCACTACAAAGCGAGGCGTTGCCTCGTTTGGTAAGTAATCACTTATATAAATGTCATAAAGGTCTACATCATAAAGACAATAAGAATAATGCTCATGTCGTGCTGGTCTAAGCTCTAAACCATCTATTAAGTCAAATATTGCGGATTCTCTTGTTTGTATTGAGGTTCTTTTAAGCTCATCTAACTTTGCAAATAATGGTAAAAGCTTTGTATTATCGCTTTCGTCATCAAATATTGATACAGTATAATAAATGTTATCAATATTTGGTAAATATTTCTTTTGTTTACAATCAAAAAAATATTTTTGTTGTTCTGCAGATAATTCACTGTAAAAAATTGACCTCTTTACATCAACACTAATCATTAGTTTACAACTCCCCTACTTTTTATTATTATTGTGCTTGTGAAATTTTAACATACCCCCCCGATTTTGTCGTCAAATAGGTGTTTGACGACACGATTTTTTTTTAAAAAACCTTGGAAATATGCGGTGTTGTAAGTGTTTTTTGTTCAAAACTCATGGGACGTATTACGTATTACAAAACTTGTCCACAGGGTATTTTTTACCTAATATTTGGAATTATTTCGCCTAATAAATTCCTTTTTATCGCCTAAATATTGGTTGCGTTTTTCCTAAATATTAACATTAATTTTTTGTGTTTCGTAGAAAATAGAAAAAATGCAATACTGCGGTGCCAGCGTGCAGTCTGCACGCATGGCAGCCGCATGTAAATGCATTTTTTTCTAAATTTTGGTTACATACAGAACTCACAAAGCAAATTTATTAATTGTTGCTTCTTTCATCTAAACTTAAATACTCTTTACTCTTGACGCTTTTTAAAAATTGAAAACTGTCATAACAACCTCGCAAAGAATCAGACTGAACAAAAGAATGCTTTTTCTTTGGTTTATGACGAGATTTATTTTTCAAATTAGAAGTATCAATCATGCTTTCAAAGGTTAATCTATCGAAAGTAGCTGTACGAGTATAGCGACCAAAAAAAGTTTTACAAGTAGTAATAAGACCTGTTAAATCTCTAAAAGATTTATCTACATGAGTATATACCTGTGCAGTCCATAAAATTTGCTTACCATGCCCTTTACGATTTTGAGTTAAAAGTTCAGAAAGTTCAGGCGGAAAACTGCGAAAATTACGACTATTAAAAACATTCTGAATTTCATCAAGGCAGAAAAGAACAGGCCTATCATAGTCATCTATAATAGGATGCCAATTGTCTAAATGAAAGTCCTCTCTAAGATAATAAAAATTAGTAGCAATAATAATTCTATCACCATATTTATTTCGCATACGCTCTAAATAATCAACCATAGCCATAGTTTTGCCACCACCAACAGAGCCAACAAAAGCACGAATGCCGTAAAAATGCAATTTACGCTTATTACGTGGAGTTTTTAAAAAACGATATATATCAATAGATTTCCAACGTAATAAAGATAAAAATAAAGGAAGTTTAGCAGTCTTGTATTTAAACTTAAAAGAAAGCTTAAACTTTTCTAAACTAAAAAATCTCATAAATATACCCCCTAATTGATGCCCGGTATCTTATTATAAATCCAAACGGCAACAGCCCAAAGAATACGACCACCAGACCAAAAAACAACATTAAAAATAGAAAAAGAAAACAAACCCTGCGGAAAAAACACAAAAAATATATTAAGAAAGTAAACAAGACCGCTTAAATCAAAACTTACAGCATTGCGACCAATAGGATTGTTGGAAGGTATAAGATTTATAAGAAATCTAACAAAAGTAAAAATTACATTAACAACGGCTTCTAAAATCATAAAACAAACCTCCTATAATTCTATAACCCTACGAATATTTTTCAAATTGTAAAATATCAAGAGCAAAGAAACAGTACCGACCATAACACCACGAACAGCATACATATACGGATTAATGGTATCGCCTAAAGGAATTTCAAAAGCGTGACCAAGAAAACTAAAACTAATATTAGCAAAACCATCAGGAGTAACAGCACCAGCATAAGGCGACATATTTCTAGTTCTAGGCAAAATTATGTCAGTAAGTTGGCTAAGTTCGGCTAAGTAACGACGATAACCAAGTCTTTCGTCAGCAATTTCAGAAATTGAAGAAACATTCTCTTCGAAAAATCCTTCACGAGGAACAAAAAGATTGGAAAATAAAGCACTTAACCCGTCCAAAATACCACTTATTATTGTATTGCCCAAGTTGGCAAGTGAAGCTATAGCGTCAAGTAAAGCCCTAAAAAGTCCTAATATGCCACCACCGCCATCATCACCACCACCATTATTGCCACCACCGGGTGGCGGTAAAATTATATTGCCACCATCTCCCCAACCGGGACGGTTTGGAGAATAAGGGCTGTTATTATTATCATTAAAATAATTGTTGTTTACTGTGTCACCGATATTAATAATAGTGACTTCGTTAGGATTTAAATTATCTAAACGATTAATAATATCATTTAAACGAAAGTAAAAGGTAAAATCTTCACGTATTACATAAGCAACAGATAGATATTCTAAAGTAGTGCCAGAAACAAGGGCGTGACCTCTTGGGTGAGTATGCCATTGGCTAACCATATAAGGCTGAAAAGCAAAATAATTAATATATTCTTCAGTATGGAAACGTGCTTGATAAGAAAAATTAGAACCACTTCGCCAAAAAATATTATCTAAACCACCTAAGTGTGAAAAAACACCTCTTTCAGAAATAGGAAAAGTAAAATACGGCAAGTAATCTCTAAATAAAATAAGAGAAGAAGAATGCCAACGATTAAATCTAAAAAGGCTATCATTTATAAAAAAATGTGGTGATGCAATATGAAAAAATAAACCTTCACCAGTATTTGAAGATGCATTAAAATCACCAAGGTTAGCGTCATTAAACTTTAAAGAAGAAAAGAAAAAGCCTTCATAATGACGAAAATAAGAATTCAAATGTCTAACATTGCTTTGTAAATTGTTAAATGTAACATTATCTATAGGATAAGGGCTACCTTGCCTAAAATAACTATCAGTGCGAGCAAATTCAGACCACATCATAAAAATAACTTCAAAATCCATTACAGCAGAACCGCCGAAACCATCAACGAAACGGTCAGGACTAAAAGAAGCTCCACCAGCACCACGAGGTACATTCGGTGCTATATGTTCAGATACTAAGTTGTTTATTTCAGGACGCCACCAAGTCAAAGCATCTCCTATTGTATCTAAAACAGAGCGCCAACCCTCGGCTAAAGTTGTTTGCTGAAAATCATTCCAAAGATTACCTAAACTATTGCGAACAGAAGAAATATTGTTGTTAATAGAATTAATTATTGCATCAGTATTTACACTAAAAATACTATCTAAATATAAATTCATAGTGTTTTGACTAACATTAGGGTTTTGAGCTTCAAATTCTTGTCGCAATGCTTCACGATAAAAAGACAAACCAAGAGTGCCGAAAAATTCAAGTTCTGATAAAGAATTATTATCAGAAAATGAAACAGCAAAATTTATAAAGTTTTCTTCAGATTCAGAAGAAAAATTAAAGTTAAATTCTTCTTCATGCTCTGCATCAGCGTGAACAGATATAGAAAAAAAACTTAGGAATAACATTGTTGCTAAAAGTATATGTATAAATTTTTTCACATTAATCACCTCTAAATTAAACTACGTAACATAACAAAAAGAACATATTGTAATTATTATTAATTAAATAGTTATTGTTTATTATCTGCTTGTTCTCGTTCTTCTTGATTTCTAATTCTGCCAGTTTTACAAAAAATATAAAGACATACTTCGCAATCATCAGAAGGAATATAAGATGAACGGGAAGAACGGCCAATATTAAACTTGCAAATGAAAAAAAACATAGAACGAACAATTAAAGGAATGAACACATCAAAGATAAAAAAAGACATAAAGATAACAAAAAAAATAGCAAACATAATAAAACCTCCAAATTAGTTATTATAATTGTTATTAGTAAAACAATTATTGTTTATTGCATGAATGTTCATCTTCTTCATCGTTAGGCAATTGTTATGACAAGAAGAAGCAAATAAAGAAAATACATAATAAAACCTCCAAGTTAAGATTGAAATAATAAAAGCAAAGATAAATAAAAAGCGAAAAGAGGAGAAAATGTAAAAACAAATAAAATATAAGATAATAAAGTCATAATAAAGCCTCCAAGTTATTTATTGTAATTTTTGTTAGTAAAATGAATACTATTTGTAATCTAAAAGAGAAAGAAAAATGAAGCAAATAAAAAAACTAATAATAAAACCAATAAAAAAATACATAATAAAACCTCCAAATTAGTTATTTGTAAAATCGCAACGACAATAACGAACTGACCTTTTACATATATCGCAAGCAAGAGAAATAGAAAGGATATAACACCTCCAACACTTAAGACAAATAAGCTTACCTTTACGATTACGGCAACTCTTAGGAAGAATGTAAAGGAGGAGATATAACGGCAAAACAATAAAAAGAAAAACGAGGAAAGCAAAAGGAAAAATAAAGGAAACAATATAAAAAATCATAAAAAACCTCCAAGTTATTGGCTAAACTATTTTATAAAGAGTAGCGAAGTATACACATCTATAGTTAACGGTTGGTTCTCTAACTGCGTTGAGAACCAACCACTTATTAAGTTTTCTCTAAGAGATTTTGTCAAGCCGACAGTATTTTTTATAAAAAACTAACGTTACGCTTGCTTACGCAAGCTTTTTATAAAAAATCTGCGTCTTATGGCTTGACAAAAGCCAAGTGCAAGAAAACGAGAAATTAAAGCAATATTTAAACTGAAAAACAAAAAGCAAAAATATAATAAGAAAGAACTGCAGAATCTAAATCATCTAAAGAAAAAAACATGGGAAATCGTGAAAAATCAGCAGTATTACAAAAAAAACAATTGCAATCTTGTATAAAATCTAAATTTATAAGAAATTTATAAGGAGTTTCAAGGCTATCACAAATAGAAAGTAAATTTAAAAAATGGCGAGGCCTAAGCTCAGACCGTTTTAAAATAGAGGTCTTAGCACTTCGTAAAATCATTTTTTTGTACATATTGTCAGTAAGTGGCATTTAAAATCAATCCTTTGTAATTTAATTTAAGATAAAAATGGTTGCCCGAAAAACAAAACGGGCAACCAAAAGCAAATAAAAATAGTTCAGTAAAAAACTTAGAAAAATTATTACACAGCTGAACTAAAGGCCCTTTTAATAAGACCAATACCAATAGAAAACGCGAGCGAAGCACCTAAAATCATAATAGCAAGCGGAACTAAGTCGCCAATAAAGCTAACTATGTCAGAAGCTAAAGGCATGAAATCATTAGCGTCAATAGGTATTGATGATAGTGCGACCATCCTTAATAATGGCATGATACCCCTCCTAAATAAATATTTTTCTTGAATTAACAAATATCCAGCGCTAGAAATTTGAAAAAACAAGGCATTAATGCAAGCTTGGAATAGAACCAAGTATCGGGAAATTTTCCTGCAAAAATGTTTTAAAACAAATTATATATTTAAAGCCATAAAGACTTAAATATCAAAACATATTAATCTTTGAAAGCTTCGTGCTGATGTAAATTAAAATCATCAAATTTATAAGTTAAATAAGTATTAACAGTAAAAAGGTCAGTGTGAGCTTCCTTTATTTCGTGAGAATTTTTAACTAAATCAGCAGAAAAAAGCTTTAAAACCTTCTTAAGTTGAGAATTTTGAGCAATTAAATAACCAATAGCTAAACAAAAAACTAGATTAACAAACATATAAAAAACTCCTTTAAAATTAAAATAGTATCCTAATAATAAGCCTGTAAATAAAAACAAATAACAAAATTGTAAGAGAGATTGAAACGGCAAAAAATGTTAAAGCTTGTATATATTCTAAACGTTCATTTAAAGATTGTAAATTTGTAACAATCTCTCGTATATCTTGCAACCTTTCAAGTTGCTCAATATCTAAATTGGTAAAATAAAGAGAAACTAAAGTATCCATTATTTAGTAGGCTTTTCGGGCTGTTTGTTAAATGTTAATTGTTTTTCAAACGGAATATAATTTAAATCATCAATTGTCAACGATTGAACAGCTTTACCGTTAGAATTTCTAACTGACATGATAAAATCAGCTTCATAAATTCCGGGTACTTTTTCAAACTTTGAAAGTAAATCTAAAGGCAAAGATTCTTTTATAATTAATTCGCCAAGCTTTCCGTTTTCGTCCTGCTTGGGGGCAAATGTAGTGTCGTTATAGTACTGGATAGATACGCCTTGTCTAATTTCTCCTGTGTTTTCATCTTTCATAGAGTACGGTCTTGCGTACAAAATTAATATTTCACTTTTAAATTTCATTTAGGGGCTTCCTCCTTATTTTAAGTAAATTTATTTTATTGGATATACCAATAAAATAATAATAGCACAATAAAAAATATAAGTCAATAGTTTTATTGGATATATCAATAAAAAATATTTTAGTATGAAAATATAGGAAAAATGAGTTATAATATAATTAAGAAAAAAAATAAAGGAAGAGAGGGCTAAAATGACAACATTAGCAATGAAAATGATGGACAATACAGATTTATTAGACAAAAAAAGAATAGGAAAAAGATTACAAGCCCTTAGAAAATCAAAAGGATTGAAACAAAGAGAAGTAGCAGAGATGTTAAAGATAACAACAAGCACGTATGGAGGATACGAGTGTGGAGCAGCACTAATAACGCTGGAATCTGCAATAAGACTGGCTAGACATTACGGATGCTCGATAGAACATATAATAGGGACATATCAGTATTACGATATATAAATTAATAAATAATTTCAAAAAGCCTAATTTATAGGCTTTTTTTATATAAAAAAATAAAATATTTTTCAAAAAAGGGTTGACAATCCACTCAATGAGTGGCATAATATATATATAGAAAGGAGTTAGAAATGGAATTCAGAAAAAAATTTAAAGAATTAAGAAAAAAAATGAAAATGACACAAAAAAAATTAAGTGAAGAAACAAAAATACCAATAAGAACAATTGAGAACTGGGAAGCAGGAAAAAGAGAACCACAAGAATACGTACAAATTTTAATAATAGATAAATTAAAGGAGATTTTAAAAATGGAAAAAACACTTAATATGTACTTATGCGAACAACTAAAAAGAGATTTTGACGGAACAAAAGAAGATGCTACAGAGAAAATAAATTGGTACATGCTTGCAAATCAAGATAGCGAATTAACAAAATGGCTAAATTACGGAGTATCTTGGTGCGAGGATGAAGAAGGAAAAGGAAATTGTAGAAAATGCCCAAATTGGGAAGAATGCGAAGTGACACAAGACCAATTAAAAGAATTAGATTTATGGTAAAATAAATAATAATAGAAAAATAAAGGAGATTTTTAAAATGAACGCAAATTGGAAAATGTTTAATGCAAAATATGATAACAAAGAAAAAAATGAGATAGCTATAACATTTAAAAAACATGGAATGAAAACAGAAGAAACAATATACATAAAAAAAGATGAAAGCTTCTATATATTTACAGATGGAAATGAAAGAATAAGCTTTTATAATGGAATTTTAGAATTTATTGCAGACAACGGAGAGGTAGAAGAAATTTACCCTGATAATTACGAAGAAGAGGAAGAAGAATAATAAATTATTAAAAACACATTCACAAAAGTAAACTTTTGCTAATAGTTAACTATAATTAGGCTAAGGTACAAGTACCATAGCCTAATTATATTATTAAAATTTTGCTCGCTTCGCTCGCTAAAAAAATGACATCTATTTCACTGTTAGGTAGACAGCCAACTATTCGCAACAAGTGTGCCTTTTGTGAAGTGTTT